CACGGTTGCGAGTGGGCAACCGACATGCACCACGCCTACGCCATCGCCAAGATCTGGGGTGAGGAGTGCATGGTCTGGATGGTGCCCGCCAGCGGCAACCCCGTCCGCTGGTGCCGTGCTACTGAGATCACCGACGCCATTGCTGATCTGGTGTTCGGAATCTGATCCACCAGGGGGGCACAACCACCCCCCTTCCCATGCTACAATTCTCTCAGTTCACCACCCGAACCCCATGATCACCGCCACCGCTACCAGCACCGTTAACGTTGGAATCGAGTTCTACCTGCCCACCGATTCCCGCCACTGGATTCCTAACGGTTTCGCAAATGTTGATCTTGAAATTGATGCTGAAACCGCTGCAGATGCTAACGAATCTGATTGGTATGATGCAATCGAATTCGCAGCAGAATCGTGGTGTGAACAGACCCACGGTAAGGGTTCATTCTCTCAGGTAATCATGGAACCCTGATTAACACTTAAGGGGGGATAAAATTCCCCCCTATTCTTCACCATCAACACCTTAACATCATGGCACTCGGAGTCACCATCCGCTTCCAATCTCCCTACAACGATTGTGAGTGGAGAGAGCAAACTTTCACTACATTTGAGGAAGCGGATCGCATGGCAAAGTTCTACAGATCATGCGGATCTCCTGCTGAGATTGTAACTGTTAGGATGCCTGAAAAGTGAAAACTTTCACCATCATTTTTGCAGTTGCGTTTCTATTCTCCCCATCAGTTAGAAATACCACTGCCAACACTTTGCACACTGCAGCAGATCTAATTTCAGCACAATGACTCATCATCCTTCCACACTTCGCTTCAAACTACCTGCAGAAAGAATCGCAGAACTAGTTGAAAAGAATTGCACCGTGCTATCTGATGCTGAATGGATGCAATTTTTTGAGGAAGTTAACATTATTTCGGATTGTAACGAAACGGCGGCGCTGCCCGCAGTCTGACCGCCTGACCGTCTAGGATACATTCAAGCGGGACAGAGATCCCGCCTCACCTCTCTAAGATCATGCTCGCATCGATCATCCGCACCGCCATCCGCACCCGCCTGATCAACGATGGCCCCCAGACCTGCAGCGACCTGGTTCGCGCTATGGGTTTGGATCCTCGCCGCCACAAGGGCACCATTCACGCCCTTATGGTTGATCTGGAATCCAATGGCGTTCTAGAGGCAACCCGCAACGATGCCACAGGCAAGCGGGATGTATGGTTCATTCGTACCAATCAGATTCGCAAGCGGGATCGCATCATCGCCGCCATGGCGGGAGTGTGAACTAATGTTAACGGGGGCACGATAGGGTGCCCCCACCCTCTAGAATTTAAAAGTCAACACGGGAAACCCCAAATGACCGCTTACGCTTTCACCGACCGCCAGCAGATCGACGAAAATCCTAAAGTTGATTTCGTTGATACGGTTATCGTTAACTTGAAAGTTTCGCCCCGCGAACTTAAGTTAATGTGTGATGCGTTGATTGAATCCGATCGCTATATGTGTCAGGAAGGCAAACTAAACTCTGCGGATCTTCACCGTTGGGATTGCATCCTAGATCACATTAAAGAGAAGGCACTCAACGACGCCTATTGATACAATCGGGGGAGACAATCTCCCCCCTTTCGTTCACACTATCATCACACATCATGCGTATTCAAACCCCTTTCAAGTTTCACAAGTTTTTCTACTTCGGACTTGATACATCTGCACGGGTTGGTGATGAGTTGCTCGCTGCAGGGATTGGTAGATTTTACATTGGAATCTATCCTATCCGTCGTGGTTATGATCTGAGCGTTGGTGTTTGTGACACTAACGGTTGTATCAGTTAGCAACACTTAAGGGGTGCTGAGTTCGTTATACTTAGCACCCCTATTCGTGCGTCCTAATCGACAGTTATACGGTATAACGTTATCGTGATGGCGGCGGGCGTGCCCCCCTTAGCTAAAATCGTTAACTACCCTAACCTACAGAGGTGACAATTCGAGTGAGTGATTCTATGTCCATAAAAAAAATTTCCCAGGAAAAAAAATCACCCATAAGGTTCATCTATGAGAACCTCTACGGCACTTCCATAACTCCCAAAGATGAGGTATACTACATCTGGATATGCCTCCACGAGACCTTCAAGATTGTGTGTTTGAATTTCTATGAGACCCTCAGTAAATCGCTATAAGCGTCGTCCAAGACCTTATTGGAACTTCTGGCGTGTAATCTTGGCAGGTTGGGTTATCCGATATCCTAAGATGGTTTTTCTACCCCTCGGATTTATTCTTTTTATGATATATAATGCTGTCAGTAGATAATACATGTATGGAAAAGATTTATCACATTTATGATAAAAGAAATCAGTGTGTATCTCCATGCCTATCTGAGGAAGAATTCAGAGTAAAGTGGAACCATCTCACAGGGGAAAAGGAAGAATATGAGTATGAGGAATTAGAAAATAATCTCACAATTACTCACAATGCTTCCTATTGACAAACGCTAAATAGAACGATAAAATTGACATTGAAGGTTATTTCAACTTATGGCAAAAGGATTCACTGTTAAAGCCACTGCTCCAACAAAATCAGCAGAGGAGTGGGATTATGAAGCAATTAAAGAAAGAATGCGAGGTAAGTCGATTGTATTCTGCTTACCTGGTCGTGGGTGCTCTTATGCATTCCTAAAGAGTTTTGTACAACTTTGTTTTGATTTAGTACAAAACCAAATGAGTATTCAGATTTCTCAAGACTACTCTTCCATGGTTAACTTTGCACGTTGTAAGTGTCTAGGTGCAAATGTTCTCCGTGGTCCAAATCAAATTCCCTGGGACGGTAAATTAAATTACGATTTCCAACTCTGGATTGATAATGACATTGTGTTTAACACAGAAAAGTTCTGGCAACTGTGTGATGTTGCAGTTCCAGCAGAAGGTGAAGAGAAGGAAATTAGTTGTGGTTGGTATGCCACTGAAGATGGTCACACAACCTCAGTTGCTCACTGGTTAGATGAAGAAGATTTCCGCCGCAATGGTGGTGTGATGAATCACGAGACCGTAGATAGCATCTCTAAGCGTCGTAAACCCTTCACAGTGGATTACACGGGATTTGGTTGGGTACTGATCCGCAAAGGTGTCTTCGAGCGTCTGGAGTACCCCTGGTTTGCTCCTAAGATGCAAGTCTTTGAATCTGGTAATGTTCAAGATATGTGTGGAGAAGACGTTTCGTTCTGTCTCGATGCAAAAGAGGCAGGAATGGAAACCTGGTGCGATCCTCGTATCAGAGTTGGACACGAAAAAACTCGCGTAATCTGATGAAAAAATTTAGAATTACTTATAAAGGAGAGCAAATGTTTGATCAGTTATCTTATGATCAAGCAGCAGATGCTCTCCATGAATTGGCATTAAAGTACTACGAAAACGAAAAGATTAACCCTGAAGACATTCAAATGGAGGAAATTGACTGATGGCCGCTAAAGCAAAATCTACTGGTTCTTATAAAGCAAAAACTTATAGCCCTGGTCCCCCGAAAAAATCTCGACAAGGACAAGGTAATGGAACCAAATATGCCGCTACGTCTCGCAATGGTGCTCGTAAGCCATATAGAGGTCAAGGAAAATAAAATATGAACGATAAGGAAGCATATGTTAAAGGATGGATCAAAAAAGTTTCTAAACAGAGACCCGAATTAGGTAATTTTTCCATTTGCCCATTTGCTTCCAAATCAAAAACGCTTATACTCGAATGTTCTATAGACGACATTGTACCTCATGAGGGGTATGATGTCGTTATTTTTATATTAGATAATAATTTGACACTAGATATAATATCAGAATATATTCAAAAATATAATAACGCACATAAAGACTATAAATTTTTTGATGATACTTATCAGAAAGATACTTTTATTAATGGTGTACAGACAAATAACGGTAAATATAATTTAATATTATCTCAACCAGTGGAAAAACTAAAGAAATTTAGAGAAAAGTTATTAAGTACCGACTATTATAAGTATTGGAGTGATGAATATTTACAGAATATATTACAAGAAGACTACAAATTATTAAAGAAATAACATGCTATCAGTTTATCAACATTGGGATCCATTAAAAGTATGTTTGGTAGGAAGAAGTTATCCACCAGAGTTCTATAGTTTTATTAAAAATCCAAAGGTTCGCTCTGTAATGGAGAGAATTGCAATAGAAACTGAAGAAGATTATCAAAAATTAATTACTACTTTAGAGAAGTTTGGAGTAAAGACTTTTAGGGTAGATATGTCGGATAACCCTGAGGATTATTATATTAAAAGTATTAATAGGTATTTTCCTCCACCAATGTGTCCAAGAGATCATGCTGGGATGTTTGGAACTAAATTTTTTGTATCTGGGAAGAATGACATTAATGAAATACTTAATTCTATCTTTTTATATGATGTTGTAACAGAAGATGCCTATAATGATTTAATGAAATATAAACCAGTTTTTAATTATTATGTTGGTGGTAAAAAAGATGACGAAAATAAAAAAATAGTATCAGATATAATACAAGATTACTTTTTATCTGGAATTACTGATTTTGTAAATAGTTTTCCACTTAACCCAAAAATTAATGCCTTTAAAAGTATAACTGACTATGTTAGATCTCAGGGAAATACCATAGTAGAAAATAAAGGTATTAATACGGCATCAACAACAAGAATTGGTACAGATTTATATCACGGAATGAACTCTGATTGGTATCACAATAACAAAAGAACTGAACAAGGATTTAAAAATATTTTACCCGAGTATAGACATCATATAATTCCAGCAAATTCTTTAGTTGGTGGGCATACAGATGCAACTTTTTGTCCAATAAAACCAGGATTGATTTTAACTGTAGATTATAAAGTTAATGGTGAATTAACTTCCATGTACAATACTACTTTTCCAGATTGGGACATAGTTGAATTACAGGGTGAAAGTTGGTCTAAAGTTGGTGATTTTCTCAATTTAAAAGAAAAAAATGGTGGTAAATGGTGGGTTCCAGGTGAAGAATATAATAATGAGTTTACAGATTTTGTTGAGAGTTGGTTAAATCATTGGGTTTTATATGTTGAAGAAAGTGTTTTTGATGTTAATATATTAGTTATTGATGAAGAAAATGTTATTTGTAATGGATATAATAAAATAGCATTCGATGCCTTTGAAAGACACGGAGTAACACCGCATATTGTTAACTTTAGGCATAGATATTTTTGGGATGGTGGGTTACATTGTATAACTTTAGATATAGATAGAGAAGGAGAAATGAAGGATTATTTTCCAGGCAGAAAGGATGGAATATACACCTATCTGAGAAAAAATTAAGGGATAGAAACCCCTTAAAAAGTTCTGTTTTAACTTACTAAACAGTAAAGACAATGGACAAAACACCAGATAGAGATAAAGACTATATGTATTCCATGTGGGGAACCGATAAATTGATCACAGATTATGGATCAATAGATAATTTAGAAGCGGCACCAGTATCATTAGAAGGATCTCATTATACTCATGGACACGGATTTTTTAAAGGTCGTGTGTTAAGAGAAATAAACAATGATGATATTACACCTATAAAGCATAACTTTGAAGTTCAAAATGAAATTCATGAAAAAATTAGAAATGATGAAGATTATGATGATTGGAGTTATGGAACTGAACCAATCCCATCAAAAAAATGGATTTAATCATAATAAATAATGTATAAATTATAATAAATTCATGCCAATAGAACGTGCTAGTATTGGCTTTAAAGACATTAGTATGTCTTTTTTAGCAAATCCAATAAACAGAGATCTTATAGACATTAAGAATGAAACTGCTGTTGCACGTTCTATTAGAAATTTAATATTGACTGGTAGAGGTGAAAGATTTTTTGATGAATATTTGGGATCAAGAGTGTCTAAATACCTTTTTGAAAATCTGGATGAATTCACCGCAGAATCATTAAAAACAGAAATAAAAGATGTTATAAGAAATCGTGAACCAAGAGTAACATTGGATGATGTAATTATTGACGCAGATTTTGATAATAATTTATTCAATGTTTCTATATTTTATAGAATAATTGGTCTTGATGCATTACCTCAACAATTAAGTTTTGTATTACTAGCAACTAGGTAAATGACATTAGTAAACTTTACAAATTTAGATTTTGATCAAATACGTATAAGTATTAAAGATTATTTAAGGTCGAATTCGTCATTTACGGACTATGATTTTGAAGGATCTAACATGTCAGTTTTAATTGATATGTTGGCGTACAATACTTATATCAACTCTTATAATGCAAACATGTTGAGTAATGAGGTATTTTTAGATTCTGCTACATTAAGAGAAAATGTAGTTTCTTTAGCAAAGAACGTTGGATATTTACCACGTTCTGTAATCTCTTCAAAAGCTAAAGTATCATTTTTTGTTGATGTATCTGAAGTAGCACCGAATTCGTTAACTTTAACTTTAAATAAAGGGACAGTTTGCTCATCAAAAGGTTTTGTTGGAGAAACTTTTTCCTTTTCAATATATTCACCAATTACTGTTCCAATAGTTGGTGGTATTGCTATGTTTAGTAACATAGAAATTTATGAAGGACCATTAGTAACAAGTAACTTTATAGTAGATTCATTAAATAAAAATCAAAAATTTATATTAAATAATACCAATATTGACACCTCAACATTAAAGGTTACTATAAGAGATGATATCCAAAGTTCGATAACTAGAGAATATAAGTTTGCAAATAATATAGTAAATGTTAAACCTACAGACAATGTATTTTTTCTGAATGAAATTACTAATCAAAAATATGAATTAATTTTTGGAGATGGGACATTTGGTTCACACCTCCAAAATAATAATTTCATAGAGGCATCTTATATTATTTCTGGTGGTCAAAAATCAAATGGTGTAGGTGATTTTATTTTTACTGGTAATTTTTCAGATAATAATGGAGATATTGTACAAACAGAAACTCCATTTATCACAACAGACGAACCATCTTCTGGCGGAAAACCAATAGAAGAAGTTTCTTCTATTAAAAAATTCGCACCTAGAGTTTATGCATCTCAAAATAGAGCAGTAACTTCTGCAGATTATGAATCATTAATACCACTAATATACCCAGAAGTAGAATCTATTTCAGTTTTTGGTGGAGAGGAACTAGATCCACCAAAATATGGAAAAGTTTTTATTGCAATTAAACCAAAAAATGGATCTTTTGTTCCAGCTACTGTTAAAGATAATTTAAAGTCTAAGTTGAAATCTTATGCTGTTGCTGGCATTGTTCCAGAATTTGTAGATTTAAAATACTTATATATCGAATATAATACAACAATATATTACAATTTTAATTTAACTAGAGATGTAAATGATATTAAAACTAGTGTATTTGATACTTTGTTGAAGTATTCAAAATCTTTAGATTTAAATAGATACTCATCAAGATTTAAATATAGTAAATTTTTAAAGTTAATAGATGATAGTGATAGATCAATAACATCAAATATAACAAAGATAACGATGAGAAGAGATTTGAGACTGGAGATCTCTCGTTTTGCCGAATATGAAATTTGTTTTGGTAATGAATTTCATGTAAAAAATCCAGAAGGATATAATATAAAATCATCAGGTGTTAACATAGCTGGAATTTCTGGGACAGTTTACTTTGCAGATAAACCAAATTCTGATGGATTAACTGGATCTATATTTATTTTTAGACTTACATCAACATCACAACCATCCATAGTAAGACAGAATGTTGGAACTATTGATTATGTTAAAGGAGAGATAAAATTATCAGCACTCAATATAACTAATGGAAAACAACTTGAAGGTAATACCATTATAGAGTTTTCTGCAATACCAAAATCAAATGATGTCATCGGTAGACAAGATTTGTATCTACAATTAGATACTTCCAAATCTTCAATACAAGTCTTGGAAGATACAATATCTTCCGGAAGAGATGTATCGGGATCTCAATATATAGTAACATCTAGCTATTTAAACGGGGATTTAGTAAGAAACTAATAATATGTTAAACGAAAGAATAAAAACAAAAGATTTAATCAGATCACAAATCCCTAATTTCATATTTGAGGAGGGAAATTCTGAATTTTTAGAGGATTTTTTGACCGAATATTATAATTCGGTTGAATATCAAGGTGGACCAAATGATCTATTGAACAATATAGATCAATATGTGAAATTAGAAAATATTTCAGAATTAAATCTGTCAACAAAATTATCAGAAGATGTTCTTTTTGACAGTTATGAAATTTTTGTAGACTCAACAGTAGACTTTCCAAGTGAAAATGGTATAGTAAAAATTAATGATGAAATTATTTTTTATCAATATAAAGACGCCAATTCTTTTAAAAATTGTACCAGGGCATTTTCGGGCACTGTTTCATACACTTCCATAAGTAATTCGGAAACATTTTTAAAAACTTCAAACAGTACACACAATAAAGGTGATACTGTATATAATCTAAGATCTTTATTCCTTTACGAATTTTTTAAAAAATTTAAAAATCATTTTGCTTTTGGTTTCGAAGAGGCAAATTTCTACGAACCTGTTAATGAAACCTTATTTTTAAGCAAAATAAAAGATTTCTATTCCTCTAAGGGATCTGATAATTCATTCGACATATTGTTTAGAGCAGTTTTTGGTGTTTCTTCAAAAATAATAAAGCCTAGAGATTATTTAATACGTCCATCAGATTCTGATTATCGTACAACTAGGGATATTGTTGTAGAGCAAATTTCTGGTGACCCAGAAAATCTAGTAAATTTAACTTTATTCCAAGATGAAATTCCTTCATTTATACCATTCTCTTCAGGAACAGTAACCAAAGTTGAGAAATTAATTCGCTTAAATAGAATTTATTATAGAATTAGTTTAGATTACAGTCCTACGGTAAATTCTGGATCCTTCGATATACACCCTAAAACTTTTGTAACCTCAGATACAATTGTAGGTCAACCATATATTGACGTAGATTCTACTAATGGATTTGAAGATTCTGGAAAATTATTAGTTTATATTGGAAATAATTCATATAAAGAAATATCATATACATCAAAAACTTCAACTCAATTTTTGGGGTGTTCTGAAACAATTAAATTAGATAGAAAACAAGAGTTACTTTCACCATACTATGCATATGCTTATAACAATGGTGATATAATAAAAGTACGAGTTACTGGCGTTTTAAGTACCGTAGAACCTATAGATTCAACCTATTTTTATGATCAAGGTGATGAATTAGAAGTCTTATCATTAGGATCCTACAGTAATAGAGGTCCATTACAAACTTCTTGGTTAGTTAACTGCACACCTTATTTCGATGTTTTATCTGTAGAAAAATTAGCGTTATACAGATATAGAATTACAACAACTGATGATAATACTATAACAGTTGGTGATAGTCTTACATTATCAAATGGATCTAATAAATTTGATGCTTCAGTAATAAAATCAACAAATAAAAAGGCTTTCGATATTCAATTAAATAGTGAAATTGATGTCACACTAGATTATGTTGTTACAAAAAATATATTAAAAGTAAATTGCAGAACTTATGGCAATTTAAACACAACATCAGCAAACGTTAATAACGTTTATGATGGTATGGATGGAACTACTATGATTTCATCTCCATCATTACCAAATTATTTAAATAATCAATTAATTATAAAAGATTTTCTTATTACAATTAATGGATTTTTTGATGGTTATCAGTTATATGTTGGAAAGCATCCATTTTTTACCGGTGATAATATTTCTTATCAGGGAGAAGAAAATAATAATTTAAATATTCCAAATGGATCTTATTATGTTAAAAAAATTGATGATAATAACATAAAATTAGCAACGAGTAGATCTAATATTTTTAGAGATACTTTTGTATATGTAAATGGATCAGTAACAAATAATACATTAAAACTAACAAATTTTGCAAACCAAACAGTAAGACCACAAAAATTACTTAGAAAATTTTATTCACAATTACCATCATCAGAAAAACAAATTGTAACTCCAGGGCAAATAGGAATGTTTGTGAATGGAGTAGAAGCTTTAAGTTATAAAACTGGTGATTTTATTTTCTACGGAAAAATAGAAAATATAGACATTTCTTCTGTAGGTGATAATGAATATGATGTGATAAATCCACCAAAACTATTAATCTCAGATCCTATAGGCTTTGGTGCTACTGGTGTATGTAATGTTACCGGATCTTTAAGAAAAATAGATCTTTTAGATAAAAACTATTCTTTCACTGGAGAAATCCCAAGAGTTACTATATCGGGTGGAAATGGAACAGGTGCAAAAGCAGAATGTATTGTAGTTCCGGTAAATGTTGATATTGAATTTGGTGCAAATTCTAATGCAGGTTTAGTTAATATATCTTCAAATACAATCGGATTTACTACATTTCATAGATTAAATCAATACGATAAAGTAGTATATCAATGTGGTATTCAAACCGCTGTTGGTGGATTAGTAAATAATGCAACATATCATGTTTCAGTAATAAATTCCAATACCATAAAATTATATCCATCATATGATAATGCAGTTTCTGGAATTAATACTGTAGATTTAACTTCTTATGGTAATGGTATTCACAAATTTAGAACTTTTGAAGTAAAAAATATAATTTCTTCCATAGAAGTTATCAATGGTGGTGAAGGATATTCCACTAAAAAATTATTCTTTAATCCAGAAGATATTAATCTTTACAGCAATAATATAACTATTCAAAATCATAATTATCAAAACAAAGAAATAGTAACTTATAATTTTAATGGAACTCAAGCTAGTGGTATATCTACATCATCAAATTATTTCGTCAAAGTAATTGATAAGAATAACATTAGATTATCTTTAGTTGGTGTTGGTACTATCAGTGAAGATTATTATTATGACAATAATCTTACGGTTAAATTTACATCACAAGGACTTGGTGTTCATGAATTAAATTATTTACCAATTGTAGTAACTGTTGATAGTCCTGTAGGAATAATTACTTTTTCTGGACAGAACTCTTCAGTTGAAGTTCAACCTATTTTTAGAGGTTCAATACAGTCAATATCTTTAAGTAACAGTGGACAACAATATGGTGATCAGGAAATTATTAATTACAAGAGACAACCTGTAGTTGAAGTTCTTAATGGTTCTGATGCCGTATTAACTCCAATAGTTTCAAATGGTAGTATAGTAGATGTTTTAATCAATAATCCTGGATCCAATTATAATTCTATTCCAAGTTTATCAGTTCTTGGTGATGGATTGGGGTGCGTTTTAATTCCAATAATAAAAGATGGAAAAATTGATAGAGTTATAATTTCTTCAGGAGGAGTTAACTATACTCAACCTCAGACTAGGATATATGCTATTCCAGCAGGATCTGGAGTTCAATTTGATACAAATATAAAGTCTTGGAATATAAATTTAGTAGAAAGGCTTATTAATACATCCCAAATAACTGATGATGATGGAGTAGTTGCAAATTCTATTGATAGAACTAATGAACTAGAATATTGTCATGCGTATGTACCCAGAAAATTACGAGAATCTTTACTATCATCGGCTATAGGTCCCACTGGAGAAACAATTTACCGAAATGATTTATCTAATGATCCTGCATTAATAAAATATCATTCATCGGTCCTTGGTTGGGCGTATGATGGAAATCCAATCTATGGTCCATATGGATATTCTGACCCACAAGGTGGTGCGGTGAGAAGGATGATAAGTGGTTATACCGTAAATAATAACCCAGAAAGACCTTCTTTGTATCCAGTTGGATTTTTTATTGAAGATTATATATTCACTAATGATGGTGATTTAGATGTTTATAATGGTAGATATTGTAAAACACCAGAATATCCAAATGGTGTTTATGCCTATTTCACTACTGTTAATGGGTTAGAAGAATCTGATGGTCCATTTAGATCTTATTTAAAACCACAATTTCCATATATTATTGGAAATTATTATGAATGTCCAATAATACCATTTAATTATGATGAAAATTCTAATGAGAATAAAATCAATTTAAACGATAGTGGTTATTTGAGAAATACTTACTACTATCATTTATTAGCAAAAAATAGTGGTTATGATTGTATTATTGACCCAACTAAAAATATTGAACAGAAAACTACAATTTCCGATACTAGCACAGGATCTCTTACACGTCTTTCTGTAGTATCTGCTGGATCTAGTTATAGAGTTGGTGATGTAGTTTCATTAAGTAATAATGAAACTGGTGGGCGAAATGCATCTGCGGTTGTGGGTGAAATCATCGGTAAAAATATTGTATCATTAGGATCATCATCAATTTTGATTTCGAATGTGGAGTTTTCACCAACTTCAAATAGATCTATTGTTGGTGTTTGTACATTACCACATAATTTTGTTAATGCTGAGGTAATTTCTATAACTAATTTAAATAATTATGAAATTGATCTATCCAAAAGAAATTATAGTGTGGGAATAACTACACATTCAATGAACTTATCATCATATTTAGATACACAAGCAGTTACTGGAATTGTTACATTTGTTGGGGTTTATGGAAATTTAAATTATCCAAATATAAGAGTTGGGGATATTTACAATATAGGAAATGAAAAAATTAAAATATTAGAAATAAACAAAAACTTTTCACAATTAAAAATATTGAGGGGTTATGATGGAACTTCTGGAGTTGCACACACACAAGGATCAATATTATTTGAAAATCCAAGAAAATTTACTATATCATTCAATTCACAAAATCCAAGTATATCTCAAAAAAATACTCCATTAAATAAATTAATTTACTTTAATCCTGAGGAAAGTTTAGGTCGTGGTAGTGGTGTTGGTATTGGAACAACAATATTCTTCTCCCACGTTGGATATGGAATAACTCAATTAATAATACCAGTTAAATCAATATATTTGAGAAACCACGAGTTAAATACTGGCGATTCTATCATATATTCTAACTCTGGAAATACATCCATAACAGTTTCTACTGGATCAACTACATATCCATTGACAAATAATACTAAATTATATGTTGGTAAAATAAATGATAGTCTTATTGGTATTTCTACTTTGCCAGTAGGTGTTGGAAGCACAGGATCTTTTGTGAATATAGGAACAAACAATCAAGATCCATTTTTATCATTTACAGATTATGGATCTGGATTTGATCATTTATTCACCACAGATTTACAAAATACATTACAAGGTGATGTAGTAAAAACAAATGCCAATGTTATAACAGAAGAAAACCACAATTTAAATATTGGAGATATAATCAATCTTATTGTATATCCTGGAATTACAACTAGTATTTCAGTTCAATATAATGATGCAAATAGAAGAATGGTTATGAATCCAAAATCATTTACCCTTTTTGATGTTGATACCAATGAAGATACTATTTTAATACCAAATCACGGATATAAAACTGGACATAAAGTACTTCATATATCAGTATCTTCTACAGGTGGACTATTTAATGATACAATATATTATGTAATTGTAGTCGATCGTAATAGAATACGTCTTTCGGATCAATATTATGGATCTTCCCGTAGAGATATTGACCTTTCTTATATTGATTTAACATCCCCATCATTTGGAGTATTATGGTCAGTAAATCCAGAAATTAAAGTTTACAGAAATAATACGGTTACATTTGATTTATCTGATCTATCATTATCATCATCTGGAATGCCAGCTTTCACGTTTGATTTTTATACAGATAGAGAATTTAAAAATAAATTTTATACCACAGATTTTGAAAATTTCTCAGTAAAAAGAGTTGGTAATATAGGAATAGATGCAAATGCCTCGGTAACTCTGATAATAAACTCAGCAACCCCCCCAGTCCTTTATTATAAATTAACACCAATTGTAAAGGGTGGAATACCACAATCAAAATCTGAAATAATACTTGATGATGATAATATTGATAATAACAATACTATGATTGTTAGTGGTAGTTTATATTGTAATACTTATGCTGTTGTTGGTGTTGGATCAACATCTATAAAATTATCTATGGATGTTGTACCAGAAACAGATTTATATAATGAAAGTACAGCGGACATGGCATATTTTACACAATCTGGAGATTCTGAAGGCCCAATTAGTTTTATTAGAATTACCACTGGTGGTAATGAATACCGTAGACTACCTTCAGTTTTATCAGTTACTAGTAGTTCTGGATTAGGAACTGACGCTTTACTATTACCTTTTAGCAATTCTATAGGTAAAGTAAATACATACACAATCAATGATATTGGTTTTGATTACCCCTCCGACAAAACATTAAGTCCAGTCACATTATTACCAAAAATATTTAAAATTGAGCCCTTGTCAAAATTTGAATCTATTAAAATAGTTTCTCCAGGAGTTAATTATTTTGTAGCACCTCAACTAGTTGCATTAGATGGTCTTACTGGAAGAGTAAATACCGAAGTTGATTTGAGATACAATGTTGGAGACACTGAAGTAACTATAGTCAGAAATACTAGGGGTGTTTATAATTTAAACCCAATAATTCTTCCAATCAATAATCCAAATGGAATTACCATTTCATCAATCAATTTCAATAATACATCGTATGATGTTACAGTTGGACTTGCAGTAAGTTTTGGTAGTGTTAATGATTTTCCTTTTGAAGTAGGTGATCGGGTAATTGTAGAAAATACTAATATTGATCTAATAGAAGGTGGTGATGGGTATAATTGTGAAAATTATGATTATAAATTATTTACTTTAAAATCTATAAATCCAGATATTGGAGGAGAAAGTCCAACAATAACTTTCAATTTATCTGAAGTAACAACAAATCCAAATCCAGGTGTTTTTGATTCTTTTGAATCTATCGGAACAGTAACTCCAGAAAAATATTTTCCAGTTTTTGATGTAACTTTAGTGAAGGACAAGTTTATTACTGGAGAAGTAATTAAAAATCAAGCAGGTTTATCTGGAATTGCTCAAGCATATGATTATAAAAATGAATATTTAAAACTCAATACTACAGAGAATTTCCAACTTAATGACTTTGTAACTGGTGAATCATCCAAAAATAGTGGATTAATTTCGGAGGTTACGAATTTTAGGACAAAACATATAATCGGTTCAAACTCAATTATTAATAGTGGATGGAAAGATACTGTAGGAAATCTGAATGATGATACTCAAAGAGTTCAAAATAATGATTATTATCAAGAATTCTCATATTCAATAAATTCAACAATTTCTTATGAAAAGTGGAATTCTTTGGTAAGTACATTAAATCATACTCTTGGATTTAAGAAGTTTAGTGATCTTTCAATAGAATCTTACCAATCAGAAAACGTTGGTTTTATTACAACTCCAAATAATATATCTTTAACTTCATTAGTAACTTTAGATGGAATTTCTAATATAAACACTTATAAAGATTTTGATATATGCAAAGAAAGATCAATTTTTATTGGTGATAAGTATGTTTCAAACCAAATTTTATTTGCTAACCCATTTTTAACAAAGTATAATGAATTTATAGGAAATAGAGTTTTAAAAATTGATGATGTAAGTTCGGAATTTAATGATCAACAGACACAATTTACATTAAAACACAATGGATCTTTTATATTTTCAAAAGAATTTGATGCTACTGTAGGATCTATTGTAGGTCTAGTTGATAATACTGTATCATTACCAAATCACTTTTTTGTCACTGGAGAAGAAATAGAATATATTCCCTTTAACAATGACCCATCAAATTCTATAGGAATTGGTACAACCTATTTTGTTGGTGTTGGTACAACTTCAAAACTACCATCATCAGTTTATGTAATTAAAATTGATACTGAAAAAGTACAGCTTGCATCCTCGGCACAAAATGCACTACTCTTCAACCCAATACCTCTATCATTAACTTCAGTTGGAACTGGCAAAACTCATATTTTTAGATCCAAAAATACAAATACTAGATCTTTAATAACTTTAAATGGCATCATACAATCACCATTAGTTTCAACTGCAGTAACTACAACATTATCTTCTTCAGTTGGTATTGGTAGTACAATATTTGGATTGAGTGGAATAACTTCCATCTTTAGTGGTGATTTAATTAAAGTTAATAATGAAATAATGTTTGTAAATGCAGTTGGTTCTTCAAGTACAAATTCAGTCAATGTATTAAGAGGACATGTTGGAACTAGTGCAACTTTCACACATTCATCTGGATCTTTAGTGACTAAATTGGTTGGTAATTACAATATTATTGGAAATACAATAAACTTCCCAGAATCTGTTCCAGGTTTATCCCCAATAGGAACTACAACATCAAATAATCCAAATGAAGTGGACTATTTGGGAATAACAACTTCAACAAGATTTGATGGTAGAGTTTTTATTCGTTCTGCATTAAAGCAAGGATACACTACAACTTACGATAAAGCATATAATACAAATTATGTTTTTGACGATATATCACAATCTTTCAATGGAATATCTACTAGTTTTACATTAAAAGTTGATAAATCAAATGTAACTGGATTTAGTACATCAAATGCAATGATTTTGATTAATGATATTTTCCAAGGGCCAAGAAGATCATCATTATCTCCATTATTAACAATACCAGGAGACTATACATTAGAAGAAACTTCTGGAAAAACTGATATTATATTTACTGGATCTCCTGCAAATTTTAATCAGACTAATGATATAAATGCTTCATCAGTTCCAAGAGGTGGAATTATTGTATCTGTAGGATCATCCAGTGGTTTAAGATATCAACCTTTAGTTGGTGCTGGAGGAACTTGTGTAGTTTCTGTTGCAGGAACTATACAATCAGTTGCAATTGGAAATTCTGGATCTGGATATAGAGTTGGTGTTCAAACGTATATTAGGGTTGGTGTTCAAACATATAGTTCTGGAACACCAAATATAACCTATATCGGTTATGCGAATGCCGCTAATGGTAAAGTAACAAATGTTGTTATAACTAACCCTGGATTTGGATACACTCAGTCAAATCCACCACAAGTTGTTATAGACGAACCTTTAAATTATACCAATATTCCTTTAATTTATTCACAGTCATCTCCATCGGGTATTGGTACTGGTGCAACAGTAGATATAACAGTTGGTCAAGGATCAAGTGTTATTAATTTTGAACTTAAAAATCTTGGGTACGGATATGGACAAGGCGATATATTGACTGTACCCATGGGTGGAACCACTGGAATACCGACAGATTCATCCACATTTACTTTATATCCATTCAAAGAGTTTAATTTATTCGTTGACAAAACATTTAATTCAAAATTCTCTGGATGGTCAATGGGTGATATATTAGTTTTAGATGATATTACACCATATTTTAATGGAAGAAGAAGAATATTCCCTCTTTCTAAAAATGGACAAAGAATATCATTCTTCCCCAGAAGATCTTCAGGAATTGATTTAGAATATAATCTTTTAATCTTTATAAATGATGTTTTACAAAAACCAGGGGAATCTTATACATTTACTGGAGGTAGTGTAATAAGATTTAGTGACCCCCCCAATCCAAGAATTTCTGGAGTTAGTAATACTGGTGATGTTTGTAAACTAATGATATACACCGGAACTCAATCTATAGATGTTATAGAAGTTGATGTTATAGAAACTTTAAAAGTTGGTGATGATGTTAAAATTTTTAGTGATGTTGATGAAACTCTATCTCAAAATAACAGGACAATAACACTTATAAATTCTGCAGATACCATTACAACCAACACTTATTCTGAACAAGGTGTTAGTTCAAATGAATTATTAGAAAGACCAATAAATTGGACAAAACAGACAGAAGATAAAGTTATTAATGATGAAGAAGTTGGAAAAGATAGAACCTATTATGAACCAAATATCCACTCTCAAGCATTAATACTGAATAATATTGGGATAGGATCAACTTTTGTTTATGTTTCGTCAGTTAAATCTTTATTTGATAATCCCAAAGAGGGTATTTTGGTTGAAAAACAAAAGCAAGTAGAAATTGTATCACCTGATAATTTAGTTTCTGGAATTGGATCTGCTATTGTATCTGTTGCAAATTCTATTACTTCCATAACCGTAATAAATCCTGGATTTGGATATACATCCAACCCAAATGTCATTATACAAAGACCAGAGATAGGAAATATTGGAATTTCTTCAGCAATTGCAAATGTTTCTTCTGGAGTTATAACATCATTTACTATAACAAATCCTGGTTTTGGATATACTACAGGACCAATTTCATCATTAATTATTAATCAACAGGGTATTGGATATCCACCAATAGATTCAACATCTAATATTTTCACTAGTGCAAGATTAAAAACACTAACTGGAAAAGGTAGTGGAGCTCAGGCAACAATAGAATTGGATGTTATTAACAAATCAGTTACATCAATTCAAATTGCAGAAGGTGGTAAAAACTATTCAGTTAATGATTTAGTTATGGTGGAAAGTTATGACAGTGTTGGATTAGCTACAACTTATAGAAGATACACCTTGGCATCACCAATTATCTTCAAAGTATCAAGTATTCGTGGACCTTTAGTATTAGTATCACCACCGACACCAAATTATGAATTAGTTCAAAATGTAAATTATCAAGGTGATTATGGCATAGTCGTTGGTGTAGGTACTACTAACGTTGGAATATCAACAGGGATAATTTTTGATTTCTATATTCCATCAAATTCACCTTTAGTAACAGATGGTCATGGAATTAGTGTTAGTGGAATAAAAACTGGGGATTATTTTATAATTTCAAATTCATCAGTTGGTTATGGAATTACTTCACTCACAAAATCAAATTCTGTTTTAGGAATAGGAACTCAAAATATAGATAATGTATATGAAGTTTACACATATTCACAAGTTAATAGATTTTTACCAACAATAGGAATATCAACTACTGTGGTAAGAGTTATTACAAATGTGAAATCATATAATGGATTGAACACTGCGATTTCAATTGCATCTACTGATTATTATGCAACTTATAGTTGGGGTAAAATTAATTTTACGGATAGATCATCTGCCAAAATATTTACAACATCAACAAATCTATTCTCCGGAATTTCATCAAATCCAATTATAAGAAGAAAATTTGGATTAGCATATCAAGATTATTATATCTAATCTCTAATAAATAATTAAAAAAATAAACAATGGCTGCAATTATAACAGATCAATTGAGGATTAGAAATACTAAGAATTTTATTCAAAGCATATCCTCAACTAGTAATTCTTACTATAGTTTTATTGGATTACCAAATCCATATACAATTTCATCAACTTGGGATGTTAATCCACCATCACCAAAAGATAATGGAGATGAAGAAAATAATTATTGGGATAGTATTGTTGCACTTAAAAGAATAAATCCAAATGATGTTAAGCCTGTTGTTAGAAAAATTAGGTGGACATCATCAACAATTTATGATATGTATCGCCATGATGTTAGTAGAACTAATTTATCAAAACCATCTAATAAAACAAGTTTATATAACTCAAATTTTTATGTATTGAATAGTGAATTTAGAGTATATATTTGTTTAAACAATGGTATAGATCCAGAAAATCCAAATGGAAAACCATCATTAGATGAACCTAAATTTACCGATTTGGAGCCAAGATCTGCTGGAACTAGTGGTGATGGTTATATCTGGAAATATCTTTATACAATCTCACCATCAGATTTGATCAAATTTGATTCAGTTGATTTTATGCCTGTCCCTACTGACTGGGATACTGGTATCGACAATCAAGCAATAAAAAGTCATGCATTAACTAGTGGTCAGATAAAAATTGCATCTATAAAAAATAGAGGATTTGAGGTTGGTCCACCTAATGTAACATATACAAGAGTTCCGATCAGTGGTGATGGTTCAAATGCTGAAGCTACAATTATTGTTAATAATGATTCTAAAGTAGAATCTATTGTTATTACCAGTGGTGGATCTGGATACACTTATGGAACTGTTAACTTATCCGCTGGAAATGTCCCAACAGGAACAGTTTCTCCAGTATTTGATGTTATCATCCCACCACCAAATGGGCATGGTTATGATATTTACCGCGAACTGGGTGTTACTAACACATTAATATACGCTAGAATAGAAAATGATGATCAAAATCCAGACTTTGTAACTGGAACAAAAATATCAAGAATTGGTATTATAGAAAATCCACAATCTTATGAATCTGGATCCACATTAACAGATTCTAGAGCAAGTGGCGTGTATGCTTTAATATTGAAAGGATTAACTCCAAATCAAAATCAATATAGAACAACTACATTTACAGCAAACAGTATAATATCACAAACTGTTGGTACTGGTGTAACTGCAATCGGAAAAGTAATTTCGTATGACCAAACAACTGGCGTTTTAAAATACACGCAAGATAGAACTTTGGTTGGATTTAATACTGATGGTACACAAAATACATCACCATTATATGGATTTTCACAAAATAGATTCACATCAAATGTTACTGGAACTGGTTCTTTAAGAATAGTTGGTGGTTCATCAGATTTATATATTGATAATGGATTTGGATCTCAAACTAATCCTGGCGTTAGTACTGTAATAAATAATAGAACTTACTACCTTGGTCAATCGTTTATACAGGGAGTATCAAATCCAGAAGTTAAAAAATATTCTGGAAATATAATATACGTTGACAATAGACCTGCAATAACTAGGTCTGTAAATCAAAAAGAAGACATAAAAGTTATTTTGCAATTTTAACGAATCATGCCACAAGAAACAAATTTAAATGTCTCTCCTTATTTTGACGATTTTGATCCAAATAAAAATTATTACAAGGTTCTTTTTAAGCCTGGATACCCTATCCAGGCAAGAGAATTAACAACCTTACAATCAATTTTACAAAATCAAATTGAAAAATTTGGAAATCATATTTTCAAAGAAGGATCTCTTGTAATTCCAGGAAGAATAAATTATACAAATCAACTATACTGTGTAAATGTACAAAGAAACTATCTGGGAACGGATATAGGTGCATATACAAGTAATCTTATTAATAGAGCTGTCCGTGGACAAAGATCAAACGTTAAAGCAAAAATATTTTATATATTAACACCAGAAGAAACTGATAGAGATACATATACTTTTTATATAAATTATCTTTCCGAGGGAGTTGGTGATCAAAAAACATTCATCGATAATGAAGCATTAATACTAGATGAAGATTTTGTTATAAATCCAAGCTTACCATTCCAAACAAATCAACAGGTTGCTACTACTGCAGTAGAAGATTCCATATCCATAGGATCTGCAGTATTTTTAACTGAAGGAGTATACTTCATTAGAGGATCTTTTGTAAGAGTTCCATCTCAAACTTTAATTTTAGAATCTCATGGTACTGCACCAACTACTAGAGTTGGATTAGAAATTAGAGAAAATATCGTATCATCATCTCAAGATTCGTCTTTAAATGATAATGCTAGAGGATTTAATAACTATGCAGCACCAGGAGCTGATAGATTACAAATTACAGCAACTCTAGTACAAAGATCTTTAGAAACTGACAGACACGAAAATTTCATAGAACTATTAGTAATTCGTGGTGGGGAAGTATCTAGATTACAAGATAATACAGTATATGATCAACTAGCAGTAGAATTGGCTAGAAGAACATACGATCAATCAGGTGATTTTTATGTAAAACCATTCGTTATATCATCACACGAATCTCTTAATAATAATAAAGGAAATAATGGAATTTTCTTTGCTGGACAAAGAACTTATTCTGGTAGAGAACCTGAGGAGAATTTAGGTGTTTACAAGATATCCCCTGGAAAAGCATATGTAAAGGGGTATGAAGTAAATAATCAGCATGTTAACTATTTGGATTTTCCTAAGACTAGAGAAACTACAACATTACAAAATCAACTAATAAATTATTTTACCGGACCTTCATTAAAATTAAATAGGTCTTCCGGTTTACCGAAAATTGGATTTACAACTTCCGTATTGAGTTTAAGAGATACTAGAGTTGGTATAAATTCCAATTTACCATCGGGACAAGAAATAGGAGTAGCTAGAATATATGATTATCAGTTGGATGGGGATTATTCCACAATAAATCCCAATTTAAATGAATGGAGTATATCGCTGTATGATATACAAACATATACAACTATTACATTAAACCAATCCGTAGCATTGACTACACCCACTTACATTCAAGGTAAGGCAAGTGGTGCTACTGGACATTTAAGATATGATTCTTCTTCTGGAATTATTACTGCATATAACGTAAAAGGTAATTTTTTAGTTGGAGAAAAGTTTTCGTTCAACGGAATAGAAAATAATAGAGTATCTACAGCAGTAACTTCTTATGGCATCAATGATGTAAAATCAGTATATAATGAGGTTGGAACTGGAGTATCATTTACTGCAGATACAGTTTTATATGATGCAGTAAGTTACAATTCAGTTACGATTAGTCCAAAATCAGGATCTGCTCCCGGAATATCAACAGTAACGTCAAATACTTTAGAATTTAATAATAAAGTAAAACCTGGTGATCTAGTTTCATTCACAAACACACTTTTAACTAACACTTCTGTTAAAACATTTGCGAAAGTTGAAAGAGTAACTGGAGATTATACAATAGTTATATCTGGAATTAATACTGTTGCAAATATTAATGATGGTGGATTACCAGTTTCCACTCTAAATTCAACAGATTTCACAATATTACAATCTACTTTTGAATCCTCAACAGATAATACTCTTTACACACCATTACCAAAGCGATATATTTCAAATGTAGATTTGACAAATTCGTCTTTAGTGATCAAAAAAGAATTTGCTGTGACGATCACATCAAATTCATCTAATATTATTCAAGCAGACGTAAATGAATCATTTTTATCTTTTACAGAAACTAGGTATACTTTAACAACTTCCGATGGGGTTATTATACCACTTTCTAGAGATAAATTCACATTTACTGCAAATAATACACAAATCCAATTAAATGGGTTGAGTGTCTCCTCTGGATCTGCAAGATTAATAGCAACATTAAAAAAATCAAATGTTTCAAATAAAGTAAAAAATAAAACTAGAGTAAATTCATTAATAGTAAATAAATCTCAATATTCTAGATCTGGTGTAGGATCTACTACGTTTGATGATGGTTTATCTTATGGAAATTATGGATACGGTTTAAGAGTACAAGATAAAGATATCTGTCTATTAAAGCCAGATGTTACTAAAGTATATGGAGTTTTTGAATCTGTAAATACCGATGATCCAATATTACCAAAATTAATCCTAACTGAACTTACTGGTGCTAATGCAAGAGTTAGTGACACTTTAATTGGGGATGAAATATATGGAAATACAAGTGGTGCTTGTGCAATATCAGTAGAACAAATTGGATTAGATACAATAGGATTTGTATATTTAAATGATTTAAGGTTTGTCACCGGAGAATTATTAAGCTTTGTTGAAAGTAAGGTTGGTGCAAAAATTCAATCATTTACAGAAGGATCTCCTAATGTCGTTGACAGATATAGTTTAGAAAGTGGGCAGAGAGATACAATTTGTGATTATTCTCGCTTAATTAGAAAAGATGATTCTAAGGAACCAAAAAGAAAATTAAAGGTAATATTTGAAAATGGAACTTATTTACCTACAGATAATGGGGATATAACAACAATATCATCATATAACCAGTTTAATTATTGTGACTTACCCCAGGTTTCAGGTAATTTAAAAGTATCTGATATTATAGATATCAGACCTAGAGTTTCTGATTTCGATTCATCCAATACCTCTGCATCTCCATTTGAATTTAATGGAAGATCATTTACAAGTTATAGTAATTCTTCAAAAAATATTTTAGCACCTTATGAAAATATTGAATTAAATTATTCATATTATTTGGGTAGAATAGATAAAATATTTGTAGGTATTGATGGATCTTTCCAGTTAGTAAAAGGAAGTGTAGCAGAAAATCCAGTTCCACCAATTTCTATCGACGATTCATTAGAAATTGCAACAATTACTATTCCACCATATCTATGCCATGCTGATAGTTGTTCAATAAAGTTGAATGAATATAAACGCTATAGGATGTCAGATATTGCAGTATTGGAAGAAAGAATAAGAAAATTAGAGTATTATACTGCATTATCACTACTAGAAAAAACTACAGAAAATTTACATATTCCAGATGAAAGAGGATTAAATCGTTATAAATCTGGTATATTTGTAGATGATTTTGACAATAGAACAACACAATTAGATATTGGTCCAGTAAAAAATAGTATTGATAAACGAACCAAGGAACTTAGACCATCACCATTTACTACTCAAATAGATTTACTTCTTGGAACATCAGAAATAGTATCTGGAAATCAACAAGAAGATGTTAAATTTACTAATAATATAACTGGTACTGGTATAAAAAGAACTGGTCAATTATTAACTTTAGATTATACAGAAGTCCCAGCTTATAGGCAAGGATTTGCTACTAGAATTGAAAACGTAACACCATATCTTGTTACCGATTATGTTGGGTCTATCGATTTATTCCCAGCATCAGACATATGGATTGATCAAGTTACAATGTCGGCCAGATCATTCGCAGCAGATAATTATACACCAACCAGAAATCAATTAATTGCAACTGGATGGGATCCACAAACTGGTCTAAGCCCAACAATGTGGAGTGAGTGGGTACTTGGTGACTGGGTAGGTCAACCTAGAGTAGAGGAGCAAACATTTTTAACTGGAGCAGATATAGAATTTAATGGGGAATCTCTTTCTCTATCAACCTCATCACAAACAATTTCAAAAACATATCAAGATAGATTAAGAACAAGAACTGGTACAAGAGCAAGGTTTGGAGAATCTACAACTCCACCACAATCAGAAGGAAGTTTTGTAACTGGAACTGAAGTTATACCTTATATGAGATCCAGGAACATTGAGTTTACTGGTAAAAAATTCAAACCATTAACCAGACTTTATTCATTCTTCGATGGTATTGATGTAAATCGTTTTATTGTTCCTAAACTTTTAGAAATTAGAATGATTAGCGGTTCCTTTACTGTCGGTGAAATTGTTACTGGTACTATGACAACAGGATCAGAAACTGAAACACCAACTGCATCAACCCCTGATATTAAATTTAGAGTTGCAAAATCTAATCATAGATATGGACCTATTTCAAATCCAACTGACGTTTATATCTCAAGTCCATACGATAGAACTTACACAATTCCAGAATCTTATTCATCATCTTCGACCATTTTAAATATTGATACTTCATCTCTTGCTTCCATGAGCGAAGCCTTGACTAGTGGATTTGTCCAAGTTGGTATGAGAATTAGGGGATCTTCAGGTGAAGCGGTAATCACAGATGTTAAATTGGTAGCAGATGATGTTGGAACAATCATTGGTACATTCTTTATTCCTGACCCAAATATACCAACAAATCCAAGATTTGAAACTGGTACGAAAGTTTTTAGATTAACTAATAGTCAAGCAAATAGTTCTACGGGTGGTTTCGTTAGTAGTGGTGGTGAAGAACAGTTTTTTGCTCAAGGATCAAGATCTCAAAACACTGAGGTTGTAAGATCAACAAGAATTGCTACATTTACTCCAATAAATGTAGAACCTCAGACTGAAATTCTACAAAATCAAGAAATTGCTAGAAGCACTACACCAGTACCTTCAGTACCTGGTACTATTTCAATACCATTACCACCTCCACCAGATCCAGGTCCACCACCTAGATCAGGCAATCCTGCTCCAATAGTTACCCCAGAACCACAAAGACCAGCAACAGTACAAGTACCAGTACCAGTACCAGTAATAATTACTAGACCACCAGATATAAAAACATCAACACCTGTTTCAACAGTAACCAAAAACCCACCAAAAGCTAATGTTGTTATTTTAGGATTTCCTGGAGGAAATAGTCATACTAATGGGTATATAAAAGGTGCTCCACCAACAACAGTACTTTCAAATGGAACCACAAGACCTTCAACTCCTTCAGAAATTAATAAGGCTAGAGATACATTAGGAGATAATGCCTTTAAATCTCTTGGAGCCAATGCAGTAGGTAACTTTTTAGGACAAAAGAATGCAACACCAGTTCAAAGAAATACCACAAATGTTCTTACAAATAATAATAATATTAGTGGCAGGAGCACTGCGGTAGCAATTCCAGCGAAAAATCCACCACCTCCACCACCACCACCATCAAATTCAGGTAAAGGTAATGGTGGTGGTAATAAGAACTGTGGTAAACGTGATCCATTGGCACAATCATTCTTTATTTCGGATGCTGATGGTAGATTTGTAACCAGTGTTGATGTTTATTTCAGAACAAAGGATCCATTAGTTCCTGTCATGCTGGAGTTGAGAACCATGATTAATGGTTATCCTTCATCAATTGTTTATCCATTTAGTAGAGTTGTTTTAGAACCATACCAAGTTATAGAATCTTATGATGGTTCCGTAGCAACTAGATTTACATTCCCATCACCAGTTTGGTTGGAATCGGGAGAACATGCTATTGTTCTTTTATCAGATTCTAATGAATATACTGTATGGATTTCTAGACTGGGAGAGTTGGATGTTGCCACAGCAAACTTACCAGAATCTAGACAAATAGTTGTATCCAACCAAACAGTATTGGGATCATTATTTAAATCCCAAAATGCAACAACTTGGACTCCAAGTCAGTATGAAGATCTTAAATACACAATTTATTGTGCGGAATTTACTGAAGAAAATGGTGATGTTGTATTTTATAACCCACAACTATCCAATGCAAATAATCAGATAGCAAGATTACGTAATGATTCATTAGATTTTAAATCCAAAAAAATTAGACTTACTTTATCTAATGTTGCTAATACAACTGGATTGACTTTAGGAAATACTGTTATACAAACTGGAACTAATGCAAGAGCTGATTTTGTTGGTACTGGTGGGTCTGCAGTTGGAACTCTCAATATTATAAACGCAGGTATTGGATTTACACCGTCAAATGGAACTAGTTACACATTTACAAATGTTCAGTTAACATCATTAACTGGTGAAGGTAAAAATGCTACAGCAAATATTACAATAGGATCAAGTGCTGGTGTAAGTGGAGTTGCTATTGCAGCAACCATAGTTAGCGGTGGATCTGGTTATAGTGTAGGAGATGTATTGACAGCATCTCAGATTGGCAATTTAACTCTAGGTAGAAATTTACAGTTATCATTAACTACAATTTCTGGGGTAAATGAATTGGAATTGGATCAAGTTCAAGGTGAATTTGAAATAAGTGGTGTTAAAGACATCAAATATATTAATAGTTTAGGAATAACTACTAGTTTGTTTACACTTTCCAGTACACCTTCATACGTATCAGATATTCAAACTTTTAGTTCAGATCAAGATGGTTTACATATAAAACTAAATCACAGAAATCATGGAATGCATGATGTAAGGAATAAAGTTATTTTATCTAACGTTTCTTCAGATGTTATTCCAACTAATTTGACTTTAGATTATCTTGGATCTGATTCTGGTCCTATCAGTATTGCAAGCACTGAGTATTTTGCAACTTTTGAAAATGTTTCTGTTGGTTCTACTAATCCAGGATATGTAAAAATTGAAAATGAAATTATATCTTATACCGATGTTGTTAATGGGCAACTTATTGGTATTACTAGAGGAATAGATCAAACAAATAGTTATACTTATCCAGTAGGAACTGTTATTACAAAGTATGAATTAAATAATGTTTCTTTGAGAAGAATAAACAAAACTCATGATCTACAAGATTCAACAGTATCTTCCAATTCTATTGGTTTAGATCATTATCACATAAAATTAGATATGTCTAGCAGTGGTATTGATAGGACTACTGGTGTTGGTTTCCCCAAACTCTTTATTGGAGAAACTAAATCTGCTGGAGGTAGAAGAGTTAGGGCAACTCAAAATATTCAATTTGAGATTGCGAAGCCGATTGTTGAAACAATGACTTTACCTGGAACTTCTATAACAGCAGAATTAAAAACTACTTCTGGAACAAGTGTAAGTGGATCTGAAACTTCATTTATAGAACAAGATTCAATACCAATTAGTATGACAGGTAATACTTACTTTAGATCCCCTAGATTAATTGCATCTAGAGTAAATGAGGTTGATAAGTTAATCAGCAGTCCAGGATTTAAGTCATTATCAATGACATTCAATCTTGCAACATCATCATCACACAAATCACCTGTAATAGATTTGGACAGAGTTGGTCTTGCATTAATTTCAAATAGAGTTAATGATGTAATAACAGACTATGCAACAGATGGAAGAACTTCTTCATTAATCAATGACCCTACAGCATTCTCTTATGCATCTAATGTTGTTGCTTTAGAAAATTCTGCAACCTCATTAAAAGTTCTCTTATCAGCATACGTGAGTATTTTTAGTGAAATTAGAGTATTCTACTCTATCTCAAATTCACCAGATTCAGATTTAATTTATTACCCATTCCCAGGTTATACTAATCTTGATGTAAATAAAAATATAATAAATCCTGCAAATAATAATGGATTATCAGATAAGTTGATTTCCAAAGATTCCGAACTAAGATTTGATAATGGACATTTACCATTTGCTGAATATGAATTTAGTATAGATCGTTTACCAGAATTTAGATACTTTAGTATCAAACTAATAGGAACATCAACAAATCAAGCATATCCACCAAGAATAAGAGAATTTAGAACAATTGCATTGGCCTAATTATGGATAATAACTATTTAAAAGTAGAAGGATATTCTAATCTTGTTAGAGATCCAAATACAAATGCTATCCTTAATACAGACAATAGGGGATATAATTACTATGTTAATGCTAGAAATTCCAAAAGACATGAATTGAATAGAATTGACAGAATTGAATCTGATCTTGGAAATTTTAAAAGTGATTTGGATGAACTGAAATCTAGTATTGATGACATTAAAATCTTATTGAGGAAAATTGCAAATGGTTGATCATAATGATATTCAATTAAATAATATTTCAAAATCATTTGAATATGAGAAATTATCTAGAGATATAGATAATATAGATGATATTAATGCTTTGAGAAATTTAACTAAATCTTATATTAAATTATATTTTCAGCAACAAGAGGTTATTTCTAACTTAGGGCAGTTGTAAAAATGGCAAAACCATCCTCAAGACAAGAATTAATAGAATATTGTTTACGAAAACTTGGAGCACCGGTTTTAGAAATAAACATAGCTGAAGACCAAATTGACGATTTGGTTGATGATGCAATTCAATTTTTTCAAGAGAGACATTTTGATGGTGTCTCTCAAATGTATTTGAAACATCAAATTACACAAGATGATATTTCCAGAGGTAGAGCCACATTTGGTGGGGTTGGTATTGCATCTACAAGTGCTACTACCACAATAGCTGGAACACCAACAACATTTAACTATTTTGAAAATTCTAACTATCTACAAGTTCCACCTTCTATCATTGGAATTAATAAGATTTTTCTTTTTGAAGGATCTAATAGTATCTCAAGTGGAATGTTTAGTATAAAATATCAATTATTCTTAAATGATATTTACTATTGGGGATCAACAGAACTTTTGACTTATTCCATGGTTAAAAGATATCTTGAAGATATTGACTTTTTATTAACAACACAAAAACAAATAAGATTCAATCAAAGAATGGATAGGTTGTATCTAGATATCGATTGGTCTAGTGTTACAGTTGGACAATACTTAGTACTTGATTGTTATAGAGCATTAGATCCAAATGATTACAGTAGAGTTTGGAATGATTCATTTTTAAAACCATATTTAACCTCATTAATCAAGCGTCAGTGGGGACAAAATTTGATTAAATTCCAGGGTGCTAAACTTCCAGGTGGCATAGAACTAAATGGTAGACAATTATATGATGACGCACAAAGAGAAATTGATGAGATTATGAATAAGATGTCTTCAACATATGAGTTACCACCTCTAGACATGATTGGGTAGAAACTTCCATGGCACTTAATCCATTTTTTCTGCAAGGATCAATAACTGAACAAGGTCTTTTACAAGATCTTGTAAATGAACATTTAAAAATTTATGGTGTAGACGTTCATTATATCCCAAGACAATTTATAAATGAAAAAACTATAATAAAGGAAGTAATAAGTTCTGATTTTAGATATGCATATCCAATAGAAGCTTATGTAGAAACATACGATGGGTATGGTAATGTTGGTACTTTGATGTCAAAATTTGGAATACAGGAATTAGATGATTTAACTTTAACAATATCCAGAGAAAGGTATGAAGTCTATTTAAAACCAATATTACAAAATTTACCTAATTTAAAGCTTTATGATAGACCAAAAGAAGGCGATTTAATATATTTCCCATTGGGAGATAGATTATTTGAAATCAAATACGTTGAACACGAAAAACCATTCTACCAATTAAAAGGAAATTATACATATGAACTAAAATGTGAATTATTCAGATATAATAATGAAGTTGTAGATACCGGTATAGATTTTATAGACGATAACGTTGAGAATGAAGGTTATACTCAAACATTTAGAATGATAGGTATTGGATCTTTACCTTCAGCTACTGCTGGATTGGTACTTGGTGGTATCAGATATATTACATTACAAAATAGAGGTAATAGATACACATCCACACCAATTGTAGCAATATCTTCATCCCCAAGTATAAATGGTTCTGCTTCTGGAATTGCTACTATGATAAGTGGCATAACAGATTTATGTGAACCAAATTCCTCTTTACAGAGAATACAAGGAGTAGAATTAATTAGATCTGGATTTGGTTATACAACACCCCCATCAGTCTCATTTGTTGGTGGTGGGGGGCAAGGTGCAAAGGCAACTGCAGTTATAGGTAATGGCATAGTAGGAATTATTACAATAACTAATGGTGGTTATGGATATGAATCACCCCCTGTAGTAACTTTCTCAGAACCAGGATCCGCTTCAACTGCGACTGCTACATTAACTGCAAATATAAATTCATCTGGATTTGTAACTTCCATATCAATAAATGATCAACAGGGATTTTTTGACAACGATAGAGAATTTTCTTTCCCAAATCCAATTTTAACAACTGCATTATTATCACCAACAATTAATCAAACTATAATATCAAATATTTCAATTACAAATCCAGGTGCAGGGTATACCTCAATAGTTTCAAATAATATTAAATTCACTGGAGGTGGTTTATCTACATCTACATACAAATTTGGATCTTCATGTACATTTTTAGATGGAACAACATCAGATATAAATTCTAAAGATATTAATTCTGATATTTTTAGAAATGGTAGAGTAGATTTTTTCTTAAAGTTAAGTAATACTGCTCAGGCAGGTACATTAGTATACGCAAATGGTTTGTATGGAAGTTGTGAATGGAAAATAAATTTAAAAAACAATTATAGAATAGAAATAAGCGTTCTTAATGATATTGGAACATTCGAAGTTCCAATTAATTTAAATGATAATCAATGGCATTATATTTCATTCCAAAAAACTCAGACTTCTTATTCTGGATATAATACAATAATTGTAGTTGATGGATCACATTTCACGTTATCATTACCAGAACCAAATTTATATGTGGCATCAGAAGGAATATTAATAAAAAATAGTATTGATACAAATTGCTATATTGATGAATTTAGAATCGAAAATGACTGTGTAAATTTAGATAATAGTGTCCCAATAACTGGATTTACAACAACAAATAATACTCTATTTTTATATAATTTTGAACATGCTTCAGCAACACCAATTATTTCTAATGGTAAAATTGTTGGAATTAATACAACATATTCTGGATCTGGGTATAGTCAAAATCCAATAGTAATAATTTCAGATCCAACTAAACTTATAACTGCGAAAGGAAGACCATTAGTTAATATTGCAGGAATTATAACATCAGTTATAGTAACAAATCCTGGATTTGGGTATTCCACATCACCATCAGTAAGTATTGCAACTTCATCTTTTGTTAGAGAAAGGGCATTAGCAAGATCTCATATTAATTCATCTGGAGTTGTAACTTCTATTGGTATTATTAATGCCGGTGTTGGTTATACACAACCACCAACAATATCATTCTCATCACCACCAATATCTGGTACAGGATCATTTACTTTTAATGAAGTTGTTGTTGGATCAATTAGTAGTATACGAGGTAGGGTTAAATCTTGGGATGGAGAAACTAGAACACTTGTCTTATCAAATATTAATGGAGAATTTTTAAGAAATGAATATTTAATAGGTCAAAGTTCTGGTGCAAATTATAAGATAAGTTTTATAAATACTGATAATCTTCAAGATCCATTTGCACAGAATTACGAAATACAACAAGAAGCGTCTGGAATAATAGATTTTACAGAAAATAACCCATTTGGCACAGTTTAAAAATGTTTGAATATTTTTATCACGAAATTTTAAGAAAAACAATTGTTACTTTTGGAACTCTTTTTAACGATATCAAAGTTCAAAAGAAAGATTCTAATGGTTCTATTATTGAAATAACAAAAGTGCCATTAGCATATGGTCCAACTCAAAAATTCTTAGCGAGATTAGAACAATCTCCAGATTTAAATAAGCCAGTTCAAATTACATTACCAAGAATGTCATTTGAATTTGTTGGATTATCTTATGATTCATCTAGAAAATTGGCAGCAACACAAACATTTGCAACTACAGTAAAGGGTGATGGAGCAGATATTAGAAAAGCTTACATGCCAGTTCCATATAATATGGATTTTCAATTATCCATAATGACACAATTGAATGATGATATGCTTCAAATAATAGAGCAGATATTACCATATTTTCAACCATCTTTTACACTAACCGTAGATTTAGTAGATACAATAGGAGAAAAAAGAGACATACCGTTAACTTTAGATAATATTACAATGCAAGATGACTATGAAGGAGATTTTAATACTAGAAGAGCTTTAATCTATACTTTAAATTTTACAGCAAAAACTTATGTCTTTGGTCCTATTTCTGGTACAGAAACTTCCAAAGATATTATCAAAAAAGTTTCTATTGGATTTGTTGCTGGTGATAGTGGTTCATCTAGAAGTATTACATATAGTACGGAAACTACAGCAACTAAAAATTATACAGGTACATCCGAAACAAACTTATCGGTAGATATTGAACCTTCTGATTTACAAATAACAGTAGATGATGCTTCAAATATACCAATTAGATCTTATATTGTGATAGATGAAGAAACTATGTATATTAAATCAAAACAAAATAATGTTTTGATTGTTGAACGTGGGGCATATAATACAAATGCATTAAATCATGTATTGGGATCTCAAGTTAGAAAAATAACTACTGCAGACAACAACTTAATTGAAGGTGGTGATGATTTTGGATTTAGTGGATCTATATCATGAAAAATAAATATACTGAATTAAATGATGCTTTTAATTTAGAAGATACCAGTATCATTCCATCTCAAGATAAATCAATATCAAATGTTACTGTTGAAATTGAAACCTCATCAAATGATGTAAAAAAAGATTATGAGTATACAAGAGGAAATTTATATTCAATTATAGAAAAGGGTCAAGAAGCTTTAGATAATGCTTTAGAACTAGCAGTAGATGGAGGACAACCACGAGCTTACGAAGTTGTTGGTCAGTTAATAAAAAATGTTTCTGACGCTACGGATAAATTATTAGATTTACAAAAAAAATTAAAAGAAATTGAAAATGAAAACCCTTCAAAAACACCAACAAGCGTAACCAATAATGCTCTGTTTATAGGTTCAACAGCAGAATTATCTAAATTTTTAAAATCTAATAAAGAACAATTGACGGATAAATAATTAATAAAGATAATTTAGCAAGATGTCAGGTGTAATTTCTGCCAATTACGAACTTGAAAAGGGGGCCGATTTTATTCAAAATATTGTATTTAGAAATCCAGATAGATCACCTTTGGATTTGACTGGATACAGTGCATCTGCAAAAATAAGAAAATATCCAACCTCACAATATTACAACACAGTTAATGTAATTTTTAGCAATAGATCTCAAGGTCAAATACGCTTGTTTATTAATAGAGATCAAACTTTACTTTTAGCACCTGGTAGAAATTATTATGATGTGATGTTAACAGATCCAGATGGGATTACATCAAAGAAAATAGAAGGAAGTATCTTAGTAAATAATAGTTCCACAGTAGGATTTGTAAGATCTTCGTCAATATCTGATCTTGGAACAATAGATACTTCAAATATAGCAATTGGATCTGGGTCAACTACTGGAATTGGAACTACCGCTGGATCTGGTGATGGATATGTATTAATGTTTGATGGCAATGCACAAACATTTAGATTTGTTAATCCAGATGATGTTTTATCTAAAGCAACAACAGAACCACAACAACCTGGATTACCATCAGATTTTATAGATGAATTGGATAAAGAGCTTGACGATAGGATTAATATCGATGCCGGCACTTGGTAGATAAATAACTAATAACATTTGTATTAGTATGGATCTACAGTATCCAATAGACACTTCAAATTTAAATGATGGGTATATTTTAATTTTTGATTATGAAAATTTAAAATACAAATTTGTAAATCCAGATGAAGTTTTATCTCTTGCCGTAACAGATCCACAACAACCTGGATTACCATCAGATTTTTTATCTTTATTAGAAGTTGATTTAGACAATAAAATAAATTTGGATGGAGGAAACTGGTAAATAAATAATAGTACTAATAAAAGTATAAATAAGGTCCATGCCAGTACCAATTCTACAATTTAAAAGGGGTGGATACAGTTCTCTTCCAGCACTAAGATCTGGTGAACCTGGATTTACTACAGATAAATATGATCTTTTTATTGGATTAACTAGTACAACAAACGGAAATAAATTTTTTGGTTCTCATAGATACTGGACCAGAGAAAATGGATCTGTTTCATTAAGTTTAAATCTGGTTGACAAAGATGGTGCAAATTATATTTCAGTAAAATCACCAAATACTCTTGCTGGTGTTGTAACATATACTCTTCCTGGAACTCAGGGTGGTATTCAATCTATTCTCACCAATGATGGATTGGGAAATTTATATTGGGGAAATGGATTTTTAAATGCACTATTTACAGGAATAACTACTGTATCTGGATCATTAGGATTAACGTCAACAACAGATTCTACAAGTAAGGATACTGGCGCATTAGTTGTAGATGGTGGTGTTGGTATTGAGAAAAATTTAAATGTAGGTGCAGATTTTAAAGTAACGGGAGTATCGTCTTTTGTATCTCCGGTTAGATTAGATTCGCAGATAAGAGTTGCTGGTATATCCACATTTGTATTAGATAGTGAATTTAATAAAAATGTAAGGGTTTCTGGAATTACAACTCTCACTACAATGAGAGTAACTGGAATTTCAACATTAATGGGTGATGTTGAAATTAATAATAATTTAAATGTTTCTGGTGTAACAACTCTTACTAACAGTGTAAGAATTGAAGATGAATTAAGAGTTGTTGGAGTATCAACATTTTTAGATCATTCAATGTTTGGTGGTGATTTAAGAGTTGCTGGTATCTCAACTTTAGTTGGTGATGTGCGTTTAGATAATAATTTAAACGTTTCTGGTGTAACAACTCTCACTAATAGCGTAAGAATTGAAGATGAATTGAGAGTTGTTGGGGTATCAACATTTTTAACACACACTATGGTTGGTGGTGACTTAAAAGTTGCTGGTATCTCAACTTTAGTTGGTGATGTACGTTTAGATAGTAATTTAAACGTTTCTGGAGTATCAACATTAGTCAATAGTGTTCGCATTGAAGATGAATTAAGAGTTGCTGGAGTATCAACTTTCCAATTAGATGCGGAATTTAATCAAAATCTTAAAGTTGTTGGTGTTACAACCATTTTAGATTTTACATTTAGAAGTGGTATTATCACAGGACCATCTGCAATTGTAATTGACCCAGCAGGAATTGGTACAAATACAGGATCAGTTAGAATTAAAGGAGACCTTTATGTTGATGGTGAAACAACTTCAGTAAATTCAACAACATTAAAAGTAAAAGATAATTTAATTGAAGCAGGACTGATTGATAATGGTTCTGGAATTTTAATTCCCCCATCATCAGATTCTAATGTTGATCTTGGATTTGTAATGCATTATTATGATACAAGTGCAAAAAAAGCAGCACTTTATTGGGATGATTCGGTACAAAGAATTGGAATTGCATCAAATGTAACTGAATCTGTTAATATTTTATCTACTGTTTCATGGGCAGAAGTAGAAATGGGTGCATTATGGTTTAATGATTGTGCTGGACAATCCAAATCAGTCACTTGTATTAGTGGTGAAAGAAGATTAGAAAATATAACAATTGATGGTGGAAGTTATTGAGTTTTTACTTAAATAAATAGATAAAACCGGTCCAGTGCCCCTACGGGTATCGCTGTAAATACAGATATGAGGTTAGATGGCAGATCCAATCATTAGACTAAAAAGGTCTTCAACACCAGGCAAAATTCCTCTCACTTCAGACCTGCAGTTGGGGGAATTAGCGGTAAATACACATGATGGTAAAGCGTACCTAAAAAAGGATGTAGGTGGTGTAGAAACTGTTGTAAACCTAGGTGGAGGATACCCAGGTCAAACATACTACGTTACCAAAACTGGTCTAGACACTAACGACGGCCAAAATATATCTGCAGCATTTGCCACGTTAAAAAAAGCATTAACTGTAGCGATTTCTGGAGATACTATTCAGGTTTCTTCGGGAACTTTTACTGAAATTTTCCCGTTAACTGTACCACAAGGGGTTACTGTACGCGGAAATGGTTTAAGATCAACATTTATTCAACCAACTTCTGGTACAGAAAGAAATGACGCATTTCTCTTAAATGGAGAAAGCACAATTGAAGATCTGGCATTGGGGAATTTTTATTATAATTCTTCATCTGATACTGGATATGGATTTAAATTTGCTCCTAATATGGTTACAACCACTAGGAGCCCTTATGTTCAAAGGATTACTGTACTTAATAGGGGGTCAACACAAACTCCGACTGACCCATATGGATTTGATACTGTAGATAATTACCCAACAGCAAAAGTTGCTGGTAGAGGTGTTTTAATAGATGCTAGTGTCGTTCAATCAACAACACTAGAACCAGCAATGCTGTTTAATGAGTGTACTTTTATCACTCCAAACCAGACTGCCCTGAAGATGACCAACGGGGCAAGGACTGAATGGGTAAACTGTTTCACATATTTTTCTAGTGTTGGTATTGAAGGTGTTTCTGGTAATGTTGGTGTTGCAAGCACCGCAAATGTACAATTAAGACTTTCTGGAATTACAACATCAATCTCTCCAAATTATGTTGTAAAATACTATCAAGATGGAACTCCAGTTGCTATTGGAACTGTTGTTTCTGTTGAAAATAATTATGTAACAATTTTGGGTAAAGGTTCTGGCATCTTTAATTCAGTTGGTATTGGATCAACACAAGATGTCAGAATTTTCCAATCTAATGGAACTACTCAAGTAGGTACTGCAAACACTATTCTTTGGGCAGATTACCAAAAGTTTGGTGCAGATATGAGATCCATTGGATCTGCAACAAACTTTGGTACAGTTGGTGTACGTGGTGATGGTAAAGGAGTACAATTAAGACTTTTCGGATTTAATTTTGGTTGTGTTGGATCTGGAAAAACATTTACTCAAGACCCAACTTTAACTTTACCAGAAAATGAAGCAATTCAATTAAATGATGGTAGGGTATATTTTCAATCCGTAGATCAAGCTGGTAATTTTAGAATTGGATCAATTTTTAGAATTGATCAAGAAACTGGTCTAGTTTCTATTGCAAGTACAAGTGATATTACATTTACTGGAACCTTAACAGCAAGTCATCTTGAAGTTATTGGTATATCTACATTTTATGATCCAATAAGACATTATAATTCCGATTTTGTAACAGATCAAATTGAATACAATTTGATCAATAATACTGCAAATGTAGTAAATTTTGCGGGAGATGCTACAAGTATAGTTATTGGTTCAACAAGTGGTGTATCTACCGTAAGAAACTATAGAGTTAATTTAAGTGGTGGTCAAGATTCACATTCAACAACAAATGGAACCTTAGTAGTTAATGGTGGAGTTGGAATTAGTAGTAACTTAAATGTAGGAAAAGATTTTAAGGTTTCTGGTGTTTCTACATTTGTATCACCAGTTAGATTAGATTCTTCAATTAGAGTTGCTGGAGTATCTACATTTATTTCAGACTCAATGTTTAGTGCTAACCTGTTAGCATCTGGAATAGCAACTGTAGGAAACTTTAGAGTAACTGGTGTATCAACATTAACTGGTGATACCAATTTAACCAACAACTTAAATGTTGGTGGAATTACTACAACATCAACATTTAGAGTAACTGGTATTTCAACACTAACTGGAGATACCGAGTTTACTAATAATATTAGAGTATCTGGTATTGCTACAATTGGAAATTTAAGAGTTACTGGTTTTTCAACCTTAACTGATAGTGCTCAATTTGGAAAGGATGTTCTTGTATCTGGAATTACAACATTAACCACATTAAGAATTACTGGTATTTCAACTCTTAGTGGTGATGTAGAGTTAGGAAATAACTTAAGAGTTACTGGTGTTTCTACATTTAATAATCCATCAATGATAAACAGTAACTTAAATGTTACTGGAATTACAACAACAGCAACATTTAGAGTAACTGGAATTTCAACATTAACTGGTGACACTGAGTTTACCAATAATATTAGAGTATCTGGAATTGGTACAATTAATAATTTAAGAGTTACTGGTGTATCAACATTAACTGGTGATGTAAATTTAACCAATAATTTAAATACTCTAGGAATAACAACAACTGGAAGCTTTAGAGTAACTGGTGTATCA